CATCTATGCTGAAAGAATAGTTCCAGAAGAAAAGAAAGCTAGAACTATCGAAATCGGTGAACTTAAAAAAACAGAAAAGAAGCAATTTCTATCTGAATAAATAGTATGTGTAGTTGAGGTGTCAAAACTTGACACCTCAGCGTTTAATGATATAATAATAGTATGTTAAAAAATAATAAACAATCGGGAGATAAAAATGGGAATTTGGAATAAATTCGTAAACTTCATGGTTGGTGAACCTACGGGAGAAAGAGCTAAAGATAGTAAAGGAAGATTTGTTGCAGATGATAAATCAACGCCTAGTACTAATGAAGCTTATAAAGACGGAAGAAAACCAGCTAAGAAAGTTGCAAAGAAAACAACAAAAACAACCAAGAAAGGTCGTGGAAGACCTAAAGGTTCAAAAAACAAAGTTAAATGAAGTCAGTAGGTCTTATACAAGTACTAGCTTCAATGTTTGGACTATTCGTAGTAACAAGTCTTTTAGTAGGGTACGATATGTCCTCTATATTTGACGCGTTAAATACAACAACTGGATTTTTTGGGTTGTTAGTGTTTGTCGGGTTATTAGGCTATGCCGAAAATAGATAAAGAACTAAATACTCATTATCCGTTATTTGATGAAGGACTCTATACAGAAGTTGTTCATCAGAACGGAGAACGAGCTATTAGAATTCTTTCAGGTAAATACAAAGATGTTATCTATCAATATGGACAAGTTAATCTTATCCCTAGAGCAGAAATAGAAACACCTACAGTTGACTTTGAGAGAGCAGTTAGGTCTTGTCCTGATGATTTGAAAGAATCAATATCAGAAGACGAAGATTTTAATGAAATAATGAGTAATATACTCATAGAATTACTAGCCAATCAAGGGTTAGAGGAATTAAATAAAAATGGAATATAATAAAGAATTTATGGTCAGACTTAAAGATGAAATTTCATCAGATGAAGGTATTGTACTAGAAATCTATCATGATCATCTAGGATATCCGACAGTAGGTGTTGGACATCTTATTAAAGATACAGACCCAGAATTTAGTGAAGGAGTTGGTTTTAAAATCACTCAAACTAGATGTGATGAATTATTTTATCAAGATATTAATATCTGTTTAGATGAATGTGAAAGACAATTATCTGAATGGTCAACATATCCAGAAGAAGTAAAATTAATCATCGCAAACATGGCTTTTAATCTAGGTATTACTAGACTTAAAAAGTTCAAAATGATGTTCTCAGCATTGAACGAAGGTGATTATGTAGAAGCGTCAGTACAAGGATTGGATTCTAGGTGGGCTAAACAAGTCTACAATAGAGCCCACAGATTAATGGATAGACTTAGGTCTATATAAAAATAGGATATATTATGAACATAGATAAACAAATAAGAGAAGCACTCATATTAAAATATCAAGGTGAGATAGCAGCTGCAAAAGCTAATATCACAATTTATATGAACAACTCCGTTGGTATAGGGGAACATCCCGATATTATTGGAGCAGTTGATTCACAACTTGAATTACTCACAGCAGCAGAAGAAAAACTAAATGCAGTTAAAGAACACTTCGTACCTGATAGAGTAGTTTGACAAGAATTAACATATTACCTGTAGAAGAACTAACCGATCAACATTTGATGGCTGAGTATCGTGAGATATTCATGATCGGTTCTGCTCTACAGATATCACTCAAGTCAAAGAATTGGGATCCGAAACGAATACCCGAAAAGTTCACATTGAACACAGGTCATGTCACATTCTTTTATAACAAAGGAAGGTATCTTTATAAAAGATATGGTGAAATAAGAAAAGAACTCAAAAAAAGAAACTTTAAATTAGACGATTCACGATTATTTAAAGTTACACAATTCCCTACAGAATATTATAATGATTGGGAACCAACAGAAGAAGACCAAGCAATTGTCTTAGAAAGAATCGAAGAAAGAATTAAATTAAAACCAGAATGGTATAGACACTATGGGATTTCTATAGTATAATATATTATACACACACAAAAAACACACATGCATTATTACACAAACATAAAACGATACAAAGATTTCATACTCGCAAAGGGTGTGAAGAATGGTGAGAAGTATATCAAGAGATTGAAATACGAACCTACTCTTTATATACCGACAAACAAACAAACACCTCATAAATCAATTCATGGGGAATACTTACAATCAAAGAAATTTAAATCTCCGAGTGACGCAAGACATTGGAAGAAACAATACGACAATACAGGTATTGATATTCATGGTCTTGAACAATGGGAGTACACTTACATAGCAGAGACATATCCTTCAGATATAGAGTTTGATATCAAGAACATCAATATACTTAATATCGATATCGAGTGTGAGTGTGAGAACGGATTCCCAGAACCGACAGAAGCAATAGAAAAGGTCAATGCTATTACATTGAAACTCTTTGGACATAAAGAGACTCATGTTATTGGTACAGATAATTTTGATTACAAGAATGATGATCCGAATGTAATATATCATAAGACAAGACACGAAAAAGAATTACTCTTAGAGTTCATGAGAATATGGGACGAGTTAGAACCTGATATTATTACAGGATGGAATGTTGAAACATTCGATATCGCTTATCTAGTTAATCGTATCTGGAAACTATTTGATTGGGATACAGTTAGAAAGTTATCTCCTCATGAATTGATTACATCAAGAGAATGGTTGTACATGGGTCAGAAGAAAATGGTATCATACAACATTGCTGGTGTTGCTATTCTCGATTACTTAGAAATGTATAAGAAGTTTACATACATTACGAGAGAGACATATCGATTAGACCATATCGCAGAAGTAGAATTGGGTAAAAGAAAAATTGATTACTCAGAATTTGGTGCAATGCATCTATTCTATAAACATGATTATCAGAAGTTTCTTGACTACAACATTCGAGATACAGAACTAGTAGAAGAATTAGATAACAAGTTACAACTCATGGAGTTGGTTATCACTATGGCGTATCAAGCGAAGTGTAACTATGAAGATGTATTCGGTTCAGTAAGATATTGGGATTTGATTATCTACAACTTCTTAAAGAAACGAGGTATGGTTCCACCACCGAAGAAGATGGCTCAAGATTCAAGAATTGTCGGAGCGTATGTAAAAGAACCTCATGTAGGACAACATAAATGGGTAATGTCATTCGATTTAAATAGTCTATATCCTCATTTAATCATGCAATACAATATGAGTCCCGATACATATCAGAGAAAGATATTCAATCAAGATATTAGTGTAAAGAAATTACTAGAAGGTGAAGTGGATACTAGTATGTTGACTACAACTACTGTGACGCCAAATGGGGCTTTGTTTCGAACAGACAAACAAGGATTTCTACCAGAACTTCTAGAAGAAATGTATGACGAAAGAGTTTTGTTTAAAAACAAAATGATTAAGAAACAAAAAGAACTAGAAACTATTGACAAGAACGATTTAGTCAAAAGAAAAGAATGTGAATACGAAATTGTAAAATATCATAACAATCAGATGGTGAGAAAGATTTCACTTAACTCAGCTTATGGTGCTTTAGGTAATCAGTATTTTAGATACTTCAACAGAGAGATCGCTGAAGGGATTACTACAGCAGGTCAGTTGAGTATCAAGTGGGTAGAAAGAACTGTTAACGAGTTTCTAAATAAAATACTTGAAACAGATAAAGACTATGTAGTCGCGATTGATACTGATTCAATTTATGTTACATTCGAAGACTTAGTTGATAGAGTACAACCCAAAAATCCTGTAGACTTTCTAGATACAATTGCGAAAGAGAAACTAGAACCTATAATCAATACTTCATACGAAGAATTAGCTTCATACATGAATGCTTATCAGAACAAAATGGAAATGGGTCGAGAAGTCATAGCAGATAAAGGCATATGGACAGCAAAGAAAAGATACATACTAAATGTTCATGACTCAGAAGGTGTTCGATATAATACACCAAAACTAAAAATGATGGGTATCGAGACAGCGAAGTCTTCAACACCTATGTGGTGTAGAAAGAAACTTGAAGAAGGTATTAAAACTTTAATGTCTGGTACAGAGAATGATGTACATGCATTCATTGAATCGTCAAGACTAGAATTCGGTAAGTTGCCGATAGAAGAAGTAGCTTTTCCTCGTGGAGTGAGTGATATCAAGAAATATTACAACGCTGCTTCTATCTATAACAAGGGTACACCGATTCATGTCAGAGGATCACTACTTT